CAGTCAAAACACTAATCAAGCTTGAAATTACAATACTCTTGATAGACACTAGCACGGCCTTTTCCATGTTATCCCGAACCTTAACCCACAACGAGGAAGTGGAATCAATTTCGGTTTCTAGCTCGGTTATAACAGTGGCTACGGCTTCGGTTGAAGCATCACTAATTAGATCGGACAACTCGCTCAGTACAGCGGTGATGACACTAGTCACGGCGCTGGCAGTTGTTGCGACAAGGGTAATAGTTCCGGTTACAGTATCGCCAGCCTCTACCGTCACGGTAGCAGTATTAGAGGTATAACCGTCCAGCGTTGCGGTAAAGGTCTGGCTCCCAGCCACCAAGTTGCTAAAGGTTGCAGTACCATCGGTGCCGGTAGTAGCAGTAGTGGTCACATCGCTAATTGTTACGCTGACCGTTGCACCGGGCAACACCGTTTCAGCACTATTTTGGACTGTGATGGTGACAGCTCCGGTTGAAGTCGTTTCAGTATCGGCAAACCTCTGTAAATTAAAATTCGTTTTCATAGAAAAACACATCCTTTTAATATTTTTTTTTGTCCACCGCAATAAACGGGCGATGGTCCGTAAACCAAACGGAACGGCTTTAGCCGCCTCCGCTTCGATCACATTAATAATCGCCACCCTTGCGGCCTGTAGTTCAGCCTGCACTGGTGGCGACTCAGCGAGTTTTATGAGGTATGGTAATACCTGTTTTTCAATTTCATCTATATCCATGGCTACCCCCTGCTTGTCCAGCAATCACTGGCGTATTTATCGTAGTAGTCATAAGGTAGGTAAAAGTAGCCCAAGTCTCCGAAAGTTATCCCCCAGCTATTCCTTACTATTAGCTGACTCTTGTCATCGTCATAGCCCACTACTAAAACCGCATGGCCTCCAAGTAATTCTTCTTTTGAAGTGTCCGGCATGGGCACTATTCCAGTATTATCTACCTCGTCAGATTCAAAGGACTCGTATACGTCAATGCCTATCACGACCGGCAACCCTTCTGCCAAAGCCGCTTTAAGTTGTGCAAGCGAAGTAATACGGTGGTATTCAGCAACTTTGTACGGTGCTGCATCGGCAACCATTTTATCAGTTGGCGGATTAGTGAATGTGGAAATATCATAGGGCCAGTCAGTCTCAGGGCACACGCCAATTTGATTCAGTACCTTCATACCATCCCGGATCATCGCGCCGCTATCTTGGCTGACGGAATCTTCCATCAAACGTTCCTGGTAGTACAGAAATAGCCGCGACAAGGCCAGCCACTTAATTTCCTTGTTAATGAGAAGATACTCTCTCAAGCCGCTGACAATTGCATTAGCGGTGCAGCTGCCTAGCTCCCCTTGGTTGACTACTGCACTACATTTCTTCCGCAGGTCCACACTGGCCGGCAAGTGAGTTTCTTTCTTAAAAGCGGATGAACAAAAAATATGATCTCGTAAATCTGTGGTATCTTTTTTTAGTAGGTATTTACGCATAGAATCACTCCTTATTAAAAATAAAAGCCGTCTGTCTTAATAACAGCGGCCAATACTAACCATTATGCAAATACCAAATCGCTTTACCTCTTAATAGTCCGCCGCCGGATCCAGGCGCATCCTTTGCACGCGCCACCCAAAAATCCCAGCGCTCTACTGAGTTCGCCGGGCCATACTTTCCATCAGGGTACCCGTTCGGCTCATAGCCTGGATTTAAACCGTCCATATTATCAGCAGCTTCGGCGTGAGTCATGAAGTGCTGAATGTCAATCGGCAATTCTAGCTCATCACTAAGTACAGCTATTACCTGGGCTATCGCCTCGATCTGCGCATCAGTCGGCGGCTCTGGCCCAAGATCAGTGGTAGAGTGGGCCTGATACGCACACAGCGCCCCGATCGCCACCGTCCCAGTGTTACGCATATAGGTGTGATTCAAATGGGTTGTAAGGTCGTCTACAGTGGCATAGAGTGAACCGTCTTTATCAATCAGAATGTGATAGTCAGGAAACTGCTGGCCGTAGTGCCCGGCTGTCCAGTGAATATAAACATGATCTATATTACCCTTTGCCGCTTGTGCTAGTTTTCTAATATCAGCCAGTTGCATTGTTCTCACCTCCTAAGTATTTTTTTGCCTAAATAAACAATTTGCAAGGCAAGATATATCACGGTAAGAATATAAACCCAATCTGCTAATTGAATGTTCAAAAACGTTAAGGTCGACACAGTAACAGGGATACTAGACTGTTTAACAGCCTCATTTATTTCACTCACATCGTCTGCCCCTCCCTATAAAATCACATTAAAAAAACCGCTATTAGCGGCATGGTTCACGTGGCATATTAATCATCCAAAATAAAAATAGCCGCCTCAAGGCAGCTATCTTTATACATACTATTTTGCTATTTGAATTGCATGAGTACCAAACGGCCAGCGATAAATAAATGTTTTTTCTAACCAAACAACTGATAACACTGGCAATCCAATGCCAAAAGCTGTTTCGAAAATGATATGTGTTGTTGAATCATATAATCCGACTTTATTCAAAAGCAGTCGAATAGTAACAGTACACAAAACATGTGAAAGATATATAGGCATTGATATGCTTCCTAAGTATTTAAGAGCCGATAAAATATTATACTTCGCAATTTTCATAGAACAACCTATAGTAAAAGCAATCCCCAACAAGGCAATCACAAATTTTATAAATGATGTGTTTATCCCTTGTAAATATATCACCTCAACACCGACAAACAACACGGTTATTATTGGGAATATCCAAGGGTTCATACTTTTAAGCATGTTTTCTACATTGTATTTAGAATAAGCTGCGCCAATTATAAAAAAGATGAACATATAAAATATGCTTTTAATTACTTGTACATCGGGAAGATCGCGATATGCGAATGCTATTGCAGTTATTATGAGGCATCCCATCAAGTTTTTATCTTTTTTATACGCTAATGAAAAAGCGCAGAAGCAAATAAATAGAACGTATACAAACCAATACTGGTATATAGGTTGATAAGGAATTGCCAAAAGGTCTGAAATGCTTACTGGATTTTGAATAGTCATTTTAGAAGATAAAAAACAGCGAATGCTTCCTTCGAATATCGACCATATAAAGTAAGGATACAGCAGCCTTTTTGCTTTGTTTAGTATAAAATTAGTTGTTGTTTCTTTTTCAACACTTTTTATTACAAAAAGGCCAGCCAAAAAGAAAAATAACGGCATATGAAAACTATATATAAATCTTGCGGCAAGATGTGCGGCAGCCCCATTACTACTATTCAATAATACATGGCCAAGAACAACTAATATTATCCCAATGCCCTTTGCGTAATCCACCCAAACTACTCTACCCATAAACACTAGCCTCCTATTTTATATATTCATATTTATCATTCCCCCTTTTTTCGTTACTTCCTGTTTAAATTTGTAAATTTTGTTATAAATTGATATTATGATTTAATATTTAACAACCTGTTAAGGTATCATGGCCCCATTGGGAAAATTCGTTGCAGATTCATCTACTATTAACTTTCTAATACATCAGTGGCAACCGAAAATGTATCGCTTGTTTTTAACTCAGTATACCCATACGTCAAAATGTTTTCTGTACTTGTTAAGTCATAATCAAAGGTAAAAATTTTTTCCCAAAAAGGTAAGGTGGAACCATCCTTGCTTGCTGTTCTACTAACCCATGCCTTTACGTCAAGCGAAACGACTGTACCATTCCCTTGATAGGTGTCAATTTTAAAATAGGCATTTTCTGCCGACAAACCATTGTCTAAGGTAATTGTTTGCTGTAATCCCATTTTTTCACCTCCTTTACATTGCGGTTGTTCTGGAAACCTCATACCAAGTTCCGTTATAACATATCAAATCAATCACATATACTGCGCCAGAGGTTGTCCCTGTCGCCAAAGTTCCTGTAGTTTTGAAATTTGTACTAAATGTTAAGGTATACGTGGCTGTCCCTGATGTAGTAATGATTAATTTTGCGCTCTGTCCATTAAAACCACCACTAGCTATTAAAGATGTGGCAGACGTTGGGGTTAATGTATAAACTTTCGCCTTTGTAAAATCAACCGTAATTGATGAACTAGCCGATAATGCTGAATATCCACTTGGTTCTATTAAATTGATTCCTTTCCAAGTCCCTGGCGTTCCCGCAGAAATACATTTCCATTTTTCAAATGAGCCTATAGCCGGAGAAGTATTAATTACCTCATCATTTAATGCCCAAGCTATTCCTGTAGTATTGGTGGGTGCCGCTGTTCCGTATACAACGTGATTACCGCTCCCATAGCTAGATTTATAGATTCTTGCTGCACTAGTTATGCCAGTAATGTAATTATTGAGGTTAGTTGAGTTTCCATAATCATGCAAAATTGTCTTGCTGTTAGAATCAAAATTATCTAGATAGAATGAATATGCGCCAGAGCAATTTATCATGTCATTACCACTTGCAGTTACTTCGATAGTTGTTGCGCTCTGAGCTGTTTTTAGTATAACTCCTGCAATAGTTGGCCCTACGGGTGACGTAGTATCTGTTTCAATTGCACCTGTTCCAGCGTATTTAAATGAATTACCGCAAATTGTTCCTCTTGTATAAACTGTGCTTTTAAGCATTTGCGTAACATAAATATGACTACCGCCAAAATAATCACAAGTCTTTGAACCGCCAGAGAGAAACCTGTTTCCATTGATATTGAATGAACAAAGTTCACCTTCGCCAATTACTATGATATGTCCATAATAATTAACATCAAAATTGATATTCGAAATGTTAATACCATAGGTATTATGCAATACTATCCCTTTAGCGTTCCACTCGACTTTTCCACCGGTTATATTAGTATTTCCAGTATAAGAATCAAGGACTATGCCAGCACCTGAATAGTAATCATTACCCTCATAAGATTTATAACTTGTATTTACCCAGTTATTAGCAAGTGTACTATCTCCACTCCCAACCCCAAAGTAAATGCCAACATATGATGAGTTAGTAACTGTGTTTTTTTCTACATCCATTTGCCCCGCATTTTCCGTCTTTATCCCAATATAGCAACCATCAATATAACAACCATCTACAGTATTACCACTCCATAGCCTTTTGTGATAATCTGATCTTTCACCAAACTCAATACCCGATGCTCTACTATTTCCAAGTAGCCTCATATAGTAAATCCCAGTATATTTTGCATGTCTACAGTCGAGCATAGGTTCTTCCGAGTCAGAAAATGTACTCAACGCATATAATATAGATGAGCCACTTCCCAATCCATTATTTACGCCAACGAAAGATATTTTTGCTACAGAAGTATAAGAAGGGTTAGAATTTAGGACTATTGGAGAACTAAGTCCATAAACGCCAGATGGAAAAAATACACAACCTCCACCATTAGCAACAGCCGCATCGGTGGCTTTTTGGATAGCAGCCGTATCATCTCCCCACGTTCCTTCTGCGCCATAATCTTTCACATTAAATAAACCTAATTCTGTATAATTAGGTTTAATAGTTCTTGTATCTGTTATTCGTTTACTAGGAATAATTGTTGCACCAGCTACAACCTCGACATTCGCTAGTGATAATGCACCACTTGGCAATGTTGGTGCAGTGGCTGTTGTTGCTGTACTTGTGGTAACCGTTCCACTTGTAATCGCCCCTGTTCCTGTACCAGTAAGATTAGTAACCGAGGCAACTAATGGGGTACTGTTATGTCCTGCATCTGTTTCTGTCAAGGTAAAAGTCGCTCCAGAATAGGAAACAGTGTAAAAATTAGTAACAGCTGAATTTGCGCTTAGCGCAATATAAATATTAGCTACTGTGTCGGAAATTGAAGAACCCACAGCAAAATCTGAGCTATCAGTTGTGCTATTAGTTGCAGTTAAAGTTGCTCCCCCGACTAAAATTTTATCGGGGGCTGTGCTGGTTGCAGTTAAGCTCTTAGTTATAACTCCTGTTCCGGTAATAGTTGGTCCTCCAGGGTTTCTTCCTCCACCTGCTGATGTTTCTGTGATTGTTATTACTCCTGAACTAACAGTTACAGTATAAAAATCTGTTATTGTAGCGTTAGCATTTAAAGCGGTAGCAAGATTTGCCATAGAATCAGCTATGGTTGAGCCGACAACAAAATCCGTGCTATCCTGAGTTGCGGTAGTTGCAGTAAAGGTTACTCCCTCAATCCGCACCGTGTCGCCGGATACGAAATTAGTTGTTAATGTATAAGTTGCCACCCCTGCTACTGCTACTTGGAAATTTGACGTTACTGTATAAGTTCTTGATCCTGCCACGCCCGCCGTGCCAAGAGTGCCAGCTTTATAGGTTATTTCGCCCACAGAATTTAGATATATCAAATCAATTCGTACTTTCGTACTGTCGGCAGCATTTATTGCTTGGGATGATTTTGCTGAAGGATCAAAACGCAAACCGCTTGACATATGTGCAACGCCTGATGATATGGAGACGGTCATATCTGCTGTAGATTGGGCCGAAACTTTAAGTCCTGAGATTATGCCGTAGCCAGTTGATTCATACATGGTATCGCCAGTAGGGATGGAATACCACGAAGACCAAGAACTACCGTCATATGTTTCATAAAAAACGGCACCCGTTGTATAATCAGTAGCAGTTTGATAGACATGCGTACCATCAACTTTAATATCAAGATAAAATAAGTGATTGCTCTCCGGCGCATTTGTTTGACCAGCAGCCGTTGTTATATAGTAACCGGCAAGTTTCTGATCATGAAAATCTTCTGAGAAAGATAATGCATTAGTAATGCTTGGATTATATTCATTTGTTGGTCCATAACCATTAGCTAACGCCGCACTAGTGGCAATGGGTGCAAACAGAAGCAATATGGCTAATATGACTGATAATAGTTTTTGTTTTAACATCTTAAACCGCTCCTTGCCAATATACTGATGAACCGCTATTGTCTGCGTCAACGCTCAGCGCTGATAAATTGCTTACAGGCCATGCAATGGAGTCACCGGGCTTTAGTGGAATAACGCTTGCTTTCGCTCCTGCCGATGGAAAGACATAAGCATATCCAGTATTATTCGGATTCGCAATAACAGTTACACCACTACCTAAAGCCTGGCTACCAAGACTTACCGCAGTGCCTGCCGTTGAGACGGTTACCTTACCCGCCTTTGCAGTACAATACCCTGCAGGCGGGGCTGAGCTAATAGTCACGCGGCCAATTGAGGCAGTACTCGTTCCTAAAACAATGCTATTTTCAAGTACAACCGGCAATTTACCATTTGAATCTAAAGTTAATACATTTCCATTTTCATCCATTACCATAGTGTATCCTGGATTAGACGATGTCAAGAGAGGATTACCGCTATAATCATAAAGCACCACGTGCATACCGCCGTTGGCGCTTTTTAACTTTTCAAAGGCATTTGTAATACTTGAATATGCTTGTGGTAGCGGAATGTCATTAGAATCGAGCAATAACGTTAAAGACATAAAAATCAGCCTCCTTTGCTCAATATTTGATTATGTAATTTAATACAATATACGGCGGCATATTATTATGCGCCCCGTCACCGCCTGTTGAATCTGATGTAATTGAGGTTGATCCGCAATCAATTGGGTCTTCAGACCAACCATAAACTTCGCTTGAATTGTCGCCTTTCTTGATTTCAGCGGTAACTGTATGCGTATGTGCAGGCATTTCATCAGTTGTCAACGTATGTGTCGAGTCCCCACCAGTTGCCGCCAGCGTAGCATAGGTTGACCCCAGTCCCAAAATAAATTTGTCAGCACAGTCCGGCAGATTAAAGGTTGTACTGCCATCGCCGGTACCGTAGATGGTGCCGATAACGGCATATAATGCGGCATAACTCGTTCGGGATACCACCGAGCCGTCACACAATAAATATCCTGACGGAGCAGAACTGCCGGAATAAGCAAGTATTGTTCCCGTTGGGTTTGCAGATAAAGAAACAGCCGCTAACGTTGTATCCGGGGTGGAAGCCCAAACCGATTCACCCGTGATTGACTTTAACATGTACCCGATCATGCCTAGTAAATTAGTCAATGTATTGGAGGCATCCACAGCAATTAGCGTATCATCAATTGTTCGATTACCTATCTTGGCATCGGTAACAGCCGCTGCCGCTATTTTAGCTGTTGTTACTGAACTATCAGGATGGTCAATCGGTGTCGCTGACTGGTGCGCTTCAAATGCCGTTGCAGTCGCCGCACCAATTTGAGCGGCGGTAACGTCATGCGGATTATTCATATTGGCAATATGTGCCACTAAGTCTTCAAATTCTGTTACTACATCGTAACCAAAAAACGTTACCCGTGTTCGCAAGTCGCTAAAATCCGAATCCGAAACAGAGGTAGCGTTCGCCGCAATATAAACGGCATATAAGGCAACTGAATTACCATCCGCATCGGGCTGGGATGGTATAGCGGCTGCCGTTCCTTCGACAATGGTTATGTCGCCGTAGCCGCTACCGTCTGAGCCAACCGCTCCAACTTGGATTAGGTCGATTCTTGGGTTAGTCGTATCAGCATCCGAAAAGGTTAATGTTTCGCTTCCTTCTTCACATATCCGATATCCGCCCGTCCAAGCTGTCCCAATACCAATCGTTACCGTCATATCCGGTGTCGATGGAAATACTAAGTCAAAATCAGTACTGGGATCAACAACACCTGAGCCGAGAAAGTCGGCTGCCCTGGCATTTGGTTCCTCAGCTCCGTATTTTTGCAAATTAAAATAACTGCATGTTATAGACATATTTTCCCTCCCTATACTAACGTTACGACTTCGGCTGAAGACTCAGACAAAATAGATGTATCGGTGCCGTTATGGTGCAAAACAATCCGGCTCCTGGCCGGTTTTGCTTGTTTTAGGCTATATTCTAAATCATAATGGTTATAACTAACGCTTGAAGGATTTTTTATTTTTATCTCAATAGTGAAACGATTGGCTTTAGAGGCAAATGTGCTTTCCCCGTCGCCAAATTCGCTTCTCCCCCATTGCCAACCATATTTACAATAGTCAATAACTATTGGGACTTCGCCGATAAACATGTCAACCACGGCGGCAAGGCCGTCGTCCGTCGGACCGTTGATATAAACCGTTAGCATTTTTAAAATCCGGGTTCTATAATCATCATCCGATTCATCGCTTTTCCGAATAACCGCCCAATCCTCTCCGTTATCGTCCAAATAATCCCCGCTGGACTCGGCCACAGAAAACTCACTGGTAAGTGATATATTGATTGGATCATACAAATCCAGCGCCGCCCCAATCGCGCCGAGCAAAGCACTAAAAACTTCCCCTTCCATGTCGTACGTATCGGGAAACAGCGTTTTTAATATATCCGCCCATGAAACAGTAGTAGTTGAAGTAGACGAAACCGGTGTATATTTCGTAAAAAATGCGCCATAGTTGGCATAATAATTCGTCATAAAACCTCCTACGCTGTTGTCACTGTGATAGTTCCCGGTTCTGGCATGTAGTTGGAAGCAACCGCGGTATCCGTAAAGGTCGTAGTCGCATTTAGGACCCCAGTAATCGTCAAAGCTGTAGAAATAAGTTGCGAGGCGTACACATAGCCATATATTCCAGCGCCAACTCCTAAATTTTCGATATATTCCTCAATAGCGGTTTGTACCGAGGTTAGCGTAGTAGAGCCATACCCGGATTCAAGCGTTACGGTTATCGTGGCATTAATCGTAATCGTATCAGGAGTAGTCACCAGCACATCATCAGTAGCAATTTTTATATCATCTATGGCCTCCTGTGCCTCTGCCAGCACAGTATCAGAAGGTATAGAGTTACTTGCCCCAGTAACAAAAATATCAACCGTTCCTGCACCTCGATTCTGTGACACAACAACAGCCGATTCAATGCCATCGATGGCTAACACCGTTTCTTTATAACTGGCCGCTGTGCCTCGTGCTAATGAGGTGAAAACGGCTAAACCTCTTGCTCTTAACGAATCGTCCGTTTCGGCGTCATCACCACCAGTAAGTGTTGTCGAAAGTGTCACGCCATCAATGCCAGGGATAGATGATGAAATCAAAAGGGATGTGCCACTTGATATATTGCCGCTTGATCCGGTGGTCTGGCAGGTGCAAGATACCGTTACCTCAGTATCACCAATAGCTAGTGTAGCGTCATCGTCAGTAGCGAAAGTAATAACATCGCTGGATGAGTCAGGCACCGTTGATATTGTGGACCCGGCTGAAATTGTTATTGCGCTGGTAGCTGCATTGTTTTTATAAAAAGTAAAGTCTCCAGAGGCCGCTACCGCCGACTTACGAGTTAACCCATAGTCGGCCACTTTATTATCCAGGTCGGTACTGGTTGCCGTTGAGCAGTACGCAGCCAATCTGGACATTAAAATAGCCATTCCCAAGGTATCTACAACCACGGAAACAGCTGATAGTAACGTGTATATAATTGATCCTTCTGAGAAATCCGTTAATCTTGGTACTCCGTCACTCCAGTTTGACGTATCCTGCAAGTATGCAATCATCGTATTACGGACAGTATCTTGCTGGCTACTATATGTTGTACTCATATCTAGCCTCCCGACGACATGGAAATTGATCCATTGACTGTTTGGTTACTGTTTGTCAGTATGCAAAGGTTGATAACATATCCTTGCGGATCATCGCTGGCAGTAACGGTAAGTGAAGTAATTTTCTTTACTTTTTCACAGGCTGTAACCGTTGCGCTGATCTGTGCGGTAATGCTCTTTTTTAGCGCTGCTGTCATTGGTTCCTCGACATATTGCCGGAGTCTAGTTCCATAGTCTTCAGCAAACAAGTACGTGCCAAGCGATGTCATTAGCCTAAGCACAACCGCTTGCCATACGTTATCAGCTGGGATAGCATTACCTACAATATCTAAATCACCTTGAGCGCTGTATCCTATATCTCCGTCATTAAGCCGTATATCTACGTTAATATTAGTATCCGGTTGCCATATCGTAGGAATCACCTCCTAACCGCATGTTACCTTGCTTGATCCGCTTGTGATTGTGCCGGAACTAACGGGGCAGGTGCAGGTATCGCCTACCCGAGCAACCGCCTCCCCGCCTCCGGCTAATAATAAACTTGATGCTGGGCTAAGTTCCACGTTCCCGGTATTCAGGAATTTCAAATAACTACCGCTTGAATGGATCATAACAACCTCGCCCTGATTTATGCCGGTTGGCGGGTAGTCGGTATCATTCCAATTACAGAGTACTATCCTGCCGGAATTGATATTGCCATTTTCGAACACTACTAAGCACTCTGTGCCATCTGCTGGTAGAGCGACAAGGCCAAAATCCGCCCCGGCGTACAGGGTGCCAATCTGTATCCAACCCGTTTCAATATTATCGGGTTGCAACATGACTTTCGCCAAACATTTATCGGCATCTACGGAGGTTATATGTCCCATACTGGCCGAAAACCTTAAATTCGTTTGGTTGCCTCCCATATGCTTAGTTAGTTCAAGCAGGTCATTACCGATATATTGTTGTCCCATAGTCCCTCCTATGAATAATAAAACTGGCTGGAAAATGACGCATCAATTTGATAGCCAGTTTGCAATGAAAACTGATGTTCAACCCGATTGAGGTAATATGGTTGAGACAAACCAAGGCCAACGCCGTATAATTCAATTTGCCGGTCAATCGCCATCGATGTATTTCCGGCGCAGGTCATTTGACCAATTAATTGCGTCCGGCTCAATTGATCAAGAATTTGTTGTGCCATGTTTTGTGCCTGGGCACGAGTTAATCCGGGGATAACTTTTGTTACGGTGTACTTTTCCCGTTCGCCAATTTGGTCGGCTATTTTGGTAGATTGATTTGTTGTGCTAGTCGCTTTTTCAACGATCCGATGCTTTTTATTCTTGTCGTAGGTAATTACCTCAACAACAATATTTCGGGCCGCATGAGGTGACCGCTCAATTCTCAGCGTTTCAATATCATAGCCCCATGTATATGGCATTACCCAGCATTCATATGTAGCGTCATATTCCATGCCGGCAACACTGCTGCCAGTTACATAGTTCGTAACGGTATCATAAGTCCCGAATAATAGTTTCGTACCATTAACCCGGACAAGATAATTTTCCTGCTTCGCCAAATATAAAAGCAAATCCCATTCGCTTGTTTCTCGACCTAAAGTGCAGCCCTGCTGATTGTAATACGTGCCAGCAAGCGTGGTAGTAGCCGTTACTACCGGAGTCAGGCTGTGATTATTAGCAATCTGGGTAGCAATCGCACTGGCTGTCAGGTTTGGATATTTTTCAGTAATTTTTGTGTCGAGCATCTTACCGACAGCATTACGACCATGCAATGTTACTTTTTCGCCGCCAGTTCGGTCAAAAGTCCACTCGGCGGTATCCATAGTACCGTCCATTAGCTGAGTTAGGTCTGAGGTAGACGGAGAAGCCTTGTCGGTAAACCCAACATATAATGCGACGGTAATGGAATCAGTATCAATTAATACTGACTCAAAGTCTGGTCCATTAGCCAGGATAGTTTCGCCGGATTGAATGTCTTTAACAAAAAACGGCAACGTTAGTGTAAAACTATCCGCTGCCGAGAATCCATTTTGTTCTACCGAGAACGAGTCAAAGCGTACTTGATTGCCGTTAACTACAGCAATCCCTTTGGCTTTTTGGATACCGTTTCTCCCGCTGGTTATTGGTTTGGTTGTTTTATACATATAATCGCCCCTATGCAGTGACCGTTTTAGTTGGGTTGGGAATAATCAATTTTGTCCCAGCAGTAACTATAGCAGAGGTAATACTATTTTTAGTAGCGATCGTAGTCCATTTTGAGCCATCGCCATAATACTTATAGGCAATGGACCATAGTGTGTCGCTAGATCCAACCATGTGAGTTACTTGATTTGCTATTGCCGCCGTGACCGCTGTAGATGTTGGCAATACCGTGGCTAATATATCGCCTAGCGTAATATCTGCCGCCGCGCCAACGTCCGAGGTTGACCATGATGTACTTTTTGTCGTTGAGGTAGTAGAAACAGTCGCTTGCGTGGTTGCTTTGGACGTGGTACTCGAACCCGATCCAACCGTCAGCAACAATTCTGCGGGGGCAACTTCGATTGTATACGGAATATAAGCGTCATTCACGTAAGTAAATTTGAACTTAGTAATAACCACAGTACAGGACATATTCCCAATTTGCAGGGTTAAGCTATCACCAGCAATACGAGCGTCATTAAGCGTTTGCGCCCGATCCATAGCATTAGTAAACCACAATACGCCTTCCCAGCTAATTGCATCGTCAAAAGCACCGAGAATTTGTATGTCTATTTCGCCGCCCGGGTATTTGCGAACGGCAACCGACTGCTCGCCGCCAAGTGTAATATGTTCGGGTAATTCATCAGTGGAAAATTCAATGTCTCCTAGGTAAAGGCTCATTCAAATACCCCCTACCATGCTGGTGATACCGCATCGCCACGGCAATACGACTGATTCCTTGCCAGTTTACCCATTTCACGCATTACTTCTCTGGCAAGTTCATTGGCTGATTGTCCCGGTTGCTGATAAATGGCAATTGCGCCAGAGGCAATACTAACATTACCGCCGCCAATTCTATTATTAGGTATGACTTGACTTCCTCGCGGCAAGTTGACCACTTCCGGGCCATTCTCGCCGACTAAGGCTAGACCGCCAGTAGCATAGTCCGTGCCTCCAGCATAATGCTGACTAATATTATAATTAAATGATCCACCGCCAGGAATTGAAATTTGCTGCGTAGCCATTCTTGTAATGCTATCAAATAGGCTACTCAGCCAGCCTTTTATTTTGTTATATACCCCTTCAAACCAGTTGACCCATCCCATTACATAATCACGCATACCGCCCCAGTTTTCAGTCCAGGCTTTATATAATAGGTAACAAGCACCTATAATCAATGTAATAGCTAATAAAATCGGGTTTGTCGTAAAGAGCGTCGTCAATGCACGCACTGGGCCGATCATCGTAGAAAATGCACTGCCCATCATCCGTAAGCCTACAGATATCGTTTGAGCTGTACGTAGATAACCAATTGCGCCAGCAAAAAGCAAAATTGGTCCAGCAATTAACGCTAATGCAGTAGCAAATAGCGTTACACCGGCGATCCATTTAGCAATCAAAGGATGTTGCCCAAGATAGCCTATAAATGTTGTTAATGCATCGCTAACCGCTTTTACCGCTGGCAACAACATTTCCATCATTGGCTTGCCTATAGCCAGCCCTAAGTTTTCAATATTACTTCCAAGAATATGGCTTTGACCTAAAAAACTATCCCGGATGGTTTGGATTTGCTCGTGTAGACTCTTGGTTTGAGCCATTTGCGTTTTTAAGCGTTCTAGGTTTCCTTCGTCCAGAATAGCAGCGAAGCGGCCACCTTCCTCGCCGAACAAGCTCTTAGTCATTGCTGCCCATTTTTCGGTATCACCACCAGTTTTGGCCAGAAAATCAGTTCGGGCTTTGGTCATGATTTCCGTTATATCCTCAAATGATTTTAACTTATATTGGCCTGCCTCCTGATCAAAATAGTGAAAAACATCTCGGCCATTATCACCCATAAAGCCGAGTTCTCCCATTTCTTTCATTTTCGTTTTGCCGCCCATGGGCATATACTTAAACTTTTCGGAGTTCATATTTCCTAGCATTCGGGTTAAGTTAGTACCTGCCATCGACCCTTCCATTCCGGATCGAGCTGCTAAACCAAAGGCCATACCTAAATCCTGTTCACTCCAACCTTCTTGCCTCGCTTGTGGTGCAGCGTATTTAAACGCCTCGCCAATCGTCGTACCAGTTAGATGGGTAACGCTTTCAAGTCGTGCTAGTTCATCCGCAAACGCCTGCATCCGTTCTGTACTCTGAGCAATCCCCATATCATCAACCATACGAGCAAAGTTATAAGCGCTTGATTCTGGCGACTCGGATTTTCCCATTCCTTTTTCAATTTCAGCAAGATAGGTAGCTTCAGGCAAAACGGACTTCATAGCATCTTCCGTCAATCCGGCGTGAGCCAATTCTACTTCAACACTAATGATTTGTTTTTTCGAAAATAGGGTTTGCAGCGACAAATCTCCCGCCATATCTTCTAGTTCTTTCAGCTGTGAAGAATCAATATTCAGGTTATAAACAGCTCCAAGCTGGATCATCTGCTGCTGAACTTCTGCCGCCTTATTCGCTAATTTATCTAACGCATAAAAGCCAGCAGCACCAATAGCCGTAATAGCTCCGCCAACAAAAGCCGTATTTTTAAATTCATTAAGATGCTTTTGCGTTTCTTGAGTCTTTTTATCGAGCATCCCCATCTGTCCAGCCATACGTTCCATCGGCGCGGTAAGATGATCGACGGCCGCGAAAACTACAGCAATTTCAAAAGCTTTATCAAACATGCCCATTTGCTACTCACCCCGCTTCTGTTCTTGCTTTTCGCGAATATCTTTTAGAACTTCAATTGCCGCCTTGCGAACAATAGGCGTCATATTTAATGCCACATCAAGCGTAATACCGCCCTGAGTAGCATCAGCTAACATAACCGAATCGTAAAAAGCCGCCGAATTTTTTAACTGATCGATTCTAATTCGACGGCTGAAGTTTCCCCCTCGGCTTCAATATCATCATTCAATTTACTAAATGCTTTACCGATTCTTGAAGTATCGCGCATCTTAAACTTACCCATAAACGCTTGAACTTCGACCAAATTACCGGGCCGTTTAACAGGTTTTTCATTAATTTCAACAATAGAAAATGCCTGAAGAACTGCTCTCATTTGGAGCATCCCAGCTCCCGGTTTATTCATTTCGTTGCCGACTACTTTTGCAGCAATCATTTCATCCATGCCAGTTAATTCCTGCACTTTAACTTTTTGACCATCACTTAAATTAACTATTTTAAACAATCTTTCCATTGTGTCTTCCTCCTAAATTAAAGGAACGGTATTAGCCGCCCCAAATATCAACTACTAAGTGTTCTATACGGCGCAAATCCGGTAAACGAGCATTTTATTTCATCACCAGACGCAGCCGCATCAATCTCAAAGCCATGTAAAACTACATTTTTATAAACCCACGTTTTAGTTGTCCCATCGTAAAAAGTAGTTACTTCTTTAACGGTATATGTGGGTGCCGATTCACCGGCCAATAAAGCCGTGTCAATATCTGCCTGAAGAGAATCCCAACTACTATCAATTTTCCCACCCTTAAAGGTCAAATCGTACCCCTTGTAAATGGTCTGCTCATGGTCTTCAAATTGGCCTAGTGGTTTATAAGTCTTTTTATCGTGCCGTGCCTTGGCAGTAAACGAATCGATTTCCGCCAAATCAACCGTACCCGATGAGGTGTAGAGACTTAATGTAACGCAACTGCCAATAATACGGTCACTAGAAAAACGTTGCAAATCAAAATTAAACATCTAAACCCCTCCCCTCTTTAAGATGACGATGTGGTACTAGACGTGGTTACCGTGCTTGTAGATGCTTCAATGCTAATAATGATATATTTAGCAGCCGCCAATAGCCGAACCTTAACCGTAACATACAATTTCCCCGCAGCAATGGTGGATGACGTATTGTTGGTCAAATCACACGTGACCAGGTAACTATCAATCACGGAGTCATCGACTAGCCCTTCAAGAAAAGTATTAATTGTGCTCTTTATATCCCCTCGCAGGACGTCATCTGATTGCGTACTTTGCAGTTCATCTACCGCCCAGCCCATTGAATCCATAATTGAGAATTCAAGGTAATACCTCATCCGGCGGACATATATTTCTGATCCATCAGAGGCGACACCGCTTCGTGTGCCATTTCCGCCGCGTGGGATTGCGTTATGGATGCACAACGCTCCGGCTGATTGCAATTCTGCCAGTTCTGACCGGGTGCGGGGAGTAACCAACGACACAATACTTTTTAGCTTTTTATTGCCCCAGGATTTCTGAGGGTCGAGAGCTGAAGCCATGCCTATTACTAAAGCCGTAGGCGCACAATTCCGGTTAGTATCTAAATCGGAATCGTATAAGACGCACCAGCCGTCACAAAAAACTACGTTATCCTCGCTGATAGCTTCGGCGGCAGATTCGGTAACCTCTACAGTCGCCTTTGGTTTAATGCATACTGCCGCAATGCAGTAGTGATCAGAAGCAAAATCAACTAATTCACTATTGAACGTATCCGAATAATATTCAGCACCAAATACCAGATTAACGATTGTTGTGGCTAGGAGCGCAAGTCCAGTTTTATTGCCAGTGTCTTCGTCCGTATCGCCGATTAGGGCGGCGTCTTTTTCGGCGGTGGTGCTAAGTGTGCCGCATGATCCACCAGAGAAAGAATACGTACCGGCAGCCGGAAGATTGGTGCTTGGCGAATCCGGCAGAGTAACGATCACGATTGAGGAATCAGCGTTAATCGTATCGGCCCAGGTATCTGGTGATAACCCGGTATATGTTTCTGTCAGTGACGAGGATGCTGTAATAGTCATGTTAAAGGTATCATTTGCCGTGCTCGGTGATGTGATCTTTATGGTCATCGCGTTTGGCTTTGTGCCGTAGAGTTCTGTCATAATGCCGGTCTGAGGATGTTCCCTTGCTGCTGTGATGGTGCCCATTTCTGCCGGAGTTGTTTGCGAGTCATAGAGAGTATAACTAGCCGCCGCCGCTCCATCCCCGAAACATGGCACTACCTTAATTTCGCCAGCCCCTTGCCGGACTAGATTCTGAATGGCGATAGGGCCACCTATATCCACCGTACTCTTGCCAAAATGTCGAACAGCGGTAGAGTAATCCGCCAGTGTATAAATCGCCGTTGGTATGCCCTGCTGGAAGAAGCCGACCATTCCGACAATGCCTGTAGCAACGCCGGTAATAGATGATGCGGAATCGACTTCAATCACGTACACATCGTCTAAGACTTGCCCAGTCATGCTGGAAACTATTGGCATATTCTCACCCCTTTTTAATTAATGTCGTATATGTCAGTCGCTTCGCCAGAAATTTTGGACGAAGCTTTTAATTTTGCATTAATGCGGCGAAACTGATTAACAGCAGGAACACGTTTGGATGTTTCAACGGATATTTGAGTTTCAGCTGTAGCAATCATATAAGCTGGGATTGCTTCAAGTACCCTAGATTGCACTTGCCAAGTCAAATCACGCTGATAAAAATTAGTCTCGCCTTTTAGTTCCTTGTGATCGCCGCGAAGGTTTAACAACATATACTCCCCGGTGGCCTGTGGCGTGGCCTGAGTATAGTCAATAAGTCCAATGCGGAAGTTGGTCACAAAATACTGTTTTAGCTTCCACCCAAGCTGGTCACGGGTTAGCTTATCGTTAGTGAAAAGCGTCATTTGCATCAAGGTCTGCAAGCGAAGCTTTTCTTGAAGTATATAGCCAGTACCATCCGTATTTTTAATGGTTCGGTGAGTAGCATATTGACTGACAGCATGTTCGTTTGTTTCGGAAATGTCCATAAAAAAAACAGCTGGCAGATTCTTATCAATCTGTAGCCATTGCTTATCGGGCCATCCCACTTTTGCTAATTTGATTTTCGGAAATTGCTCAAGGATAATCCCGGCCCATGTACTTACTATATCGAATATTGGTTCATTCTGTAGGTTCATAGAAGTTTGATCACTTCCTCCCACGCTAAAGCCATCCGTTCCATGAAAAACTTCTGATTCTCAAAAGCCGCTGGCCGCAAGAATGGGCGCGGTGGAATATTCTTAGCTGGTGCGCCGTATTCGTGATACCTGGCTAACGGGTTATCCGTGCCAATATGAGCCACCATACCATCAACATGCAGCATTATTGAACTTCGAAGTGGCATACCCCACACTTTACGACTGCCTGATTTCCACCCAGACTTACGGTGCTTTTTTGAACTAGCAAAATGGCCTATCAGTGGATCCTCTCCACCGCCAGCTCGTTCCTTGGCTTTTATAGTCGCCGGCTTTAATGGTGCCCACGCTGGCAAATCGCCAACTGCCGGTTGATACTGTCCAAATTTTTTAGTCGCATCATCCCGGACTTTAACACCAACAACCTTTAATTCCTTATTCACTACACCATCAAATTTAAACGGTGCTGTGGCAAACTTTTTGGCTAACTCGCCAAGCGTAATTTTTACCGCCATTAAACGTCCACTTCCCGCACCGCCCAGTATATTTCAGCGGCAATGGCACTTTGTACGGTAGGCTTGCCGACTTTTTGTACAGCATAGTTATGCCCGTTATAAGTCGCAATATCGTTTTCTTGCAGTGTTCCTGGCTGGCCAATAAGACTAAGAAACTCTTTTATCTTACCACCAGCCATTGTTTCATCCTCTTTTAATTCTTGTCTACCGATTAATACTATCGCGTTAAACTGTGACGGTGATCCGGTTGGTTCCGCGTATATATCCCGGTCAGTATCAGCAGTTTGATCGTATCGACTCACGTTTATGGTCACGCCATGAAGTCCTAATAAAATGCCTAAATCAATGTCCATCGTAGCAAATAGGTTATTGCCTATATTCCCAACCAGACTACTACCAAGTGACATCATGATCGCCTCCCATCGTGCCATAGGGCCGCAAAATGACCTGCTTGCGATATTCTTCCCGATAGTCATCAGCCAGCTTCATAAGATGCTCGGCTATGGTATGGTTATCAACCTCAAACCCCAGATTACCGGCAATTTTATACTTTTGTAGCTTGACGGATTGATCTGTAGCAATAGCCCGTAGTGCACATTCACAGGCTGGAAGCATGGCGATATACTCCCATTGCCGGGGAATGGTTGCTGTGGTAGTGGTCGCTTGATGATATGCGTAATAGTTAAAGTTGAGCGTATAATTTGCTTGTGGTTTGTTGCTTATAACTGCTATTTGCGAATCATCATACCAAGTAATTTCTAACGGTGCGGATATTGAGGTAAAATCCATTGCCATCCAATCACTGGGCAAAGAATATTGCGCTTGCCCTGCAACAATATTCAGTGTGTACGGCTTTTTTAATGGTCGATACCGTGAATATTCGGCAAGAGCATCGTTAACAAACTGAGTCAATTCTGGGCTGTTATTGGCTACAATAGCCGGAGTAGCCAGTGTGTAATCAGTCGCATCAGGAAAAGCCTGTACCGTTCCATTATCACGGATCTGATTTCTCACCCGTTGTACATAATCGTAAATAGTTGACATTCTTATCCCCCTTGGGGAAGGGACCGAAACGGCCCCTATATTTTTAAGGCTGCACGATTAAGGTCCTCGATACTGGATTTAAAATATTAAAACTAGTGTCTCTAGGTTGAGGTGTGCAAAGTACGCTATGTTCCCGCCCATACCACAACTTTGCATCAACAATCTGTTGGTTAGCGTCATATACCGGATATGGTCCTTCCATTTGATACGGCGTTTCAATTCCATATCTAGTTGAGCCTTTCTGAGTCAATAACATACGACCATCACCAGGTGTCCACGGCGCATTAATTTTAGATAGGTTCATTCCGGACCGTTGACCGTAGGTATTACCAGTATCAATTAATTTGGTTCCGTCAGGAGAAGCCCATTTATAGAAGATACGGGCATTTTCAATATAGGTTGCTACGTTAAGCGAAGACAGAACTACATTTGGCTTTTTAAATCTCGGACTCGACCCCATTAAAGCAGATGTCGTGGACAACTGCTGAAGCAAAGTATCATACCATGCGGCAATGTCGGTATAGTTTGTGCCCATGCTATAGTGCCAACGGTCGTAATTCGTAACTGCACTGTAGCTTATTACCGGCAGTATCGGAGTTGTGGCGGTTGGATCTAAACCAGCTCCGGACTTGAAGTACACGATACCGTGTTCATAATCAACCGCGCAGGTGGCTGTTGTGCCGGTGAATGATTGAATCTTAGTTCCATCCCAAACGCCCTGGACTAATGCAGTATCGCTTACTGTAATCGTTACCGGATTGGTGGTTACGGCTTTAATCTGTCCATTAGGCTGAATTTGGTTAGTAGTGCGTGGGCGTACTACTGGATTATACCCAGCGCTGGCCCCTTCATTGCCACCGGTCAGAGTGGTTGTAACTGCCGGTGAAAGCTTGTACATATAATCCGCATTAGTACCAGAAGGTAGACCAGTGGACAGTACCGCACTTGCACTTGGTGTTTCATTAGCAACTTCTAACGGATTGTATTCATCTGAAGCCAATACCATTTCAAAATACGCAGCGTTATCCAACTTACGTTTTTTATCTTCAGAGATATGATATAACGACCGTGCAATAGCACTATAACTTGCCGGACCAGTTTCTAATTCACGAATTACATCAGTAGAAAGGCTTACTGCATTACGTCTCCATGATGGACTAAAGGACTGCCATGTTAAATTAAGAGAACTAGGAGCAATCCCTACACCCTCACCCACTACCAAATCTAAAATACCGGTAGATGGATTATATTCCGCTGCCGATGAGAATGTTTCCACTGGTTGCCGCCATTCGGAGCCTCTAAAAACATCGGTAAACATGAACTGAGCTGATTCAACGTCTTGGAAAGACTGCATAATAATCGCCGTTAAAATAGTCGGCTGATTAAGTAGCTGAGCCGTAGTAACGCTAACTGCATCGTTAAGAAGTTGGGAACCATTGCTATCGGTATAAACTTTTAACTGTCCCTCTTGAACGCTGTCAGCTAACGCCTTATGGCCGATTTTTTCCTCAGTCCGATCAAGCACCTTTTCAAAGGCTTTCTTGTTGTACTCCCGCAATTTGGGATCAGGCACATGCCCCAATTGCGCTGCATAATCGTCCATTTCTTTACAAATCTGGTCTACAATAGGCCGCCACGGTTTACCCTCTGCACCGACTTCAACACGAGTCTGACCGTTAAATACCGTGTTTGTCGAATCAAATCCGGCACTATCCATAAACGCTTTAGCACCAGCATTGCCAACCAGTTTTATAGCAGAATCAAAAAGAGCCTGAGCAACTTCTTTGCTTTCAGGCTCTCCTATGGAATCGGTTATAGCTTTTATGGTATTATCGTCATACTTGCCTTTCAGTGTGGCAATCTTTTCATCAAGGAAGGCTTTAGCCTCGGCCTTTTGCTGAGCCGCTGCCTTGGCAGTTTCCGCCTCCTGCACCGCATCAAGGGCCGGTTTTGCAACTTCACCAGCAACGCCAGCAAGCATGGTCCGAATTTCAGGGTCTTCATTCATAAGTTTAATCAAATCTGCCTTATTCACTATCTCACCATCTCCTTTGACCGCATCGGTCATTTTAACATTTTTTCCATTTTGCTGTAACCACTCACGGGCCTGACTGTATCTGTCCCAATTATCCGGGCTTACAGTAGCTATACGATGGCTGGCTACAGTGGTCTGCGTTACGTCTGAATCTTCTACGAACGCCTCTTTACATGCCAAGCACACATAAAAATCTATGTCGCCATCATTGTCCGGATCTTGGATTTCGAGTTCCTTAGAGCAATGTGGACAACAAGGCGTTGACAACTGTATACCATCTTCAATAATCTGCTCAATTTGCGAGTCCGTAAGGACTTTAACAACCCCGCACCCTTCAGTAGCCGGGTTCATAACAATATCAAAGCTTTGAATATCCAAGAATGTCGCAACATCAACCGATACCCCATTAATAACTCGTTTTACAGAGTCGCCAATGGCCCTCATACTAATTCCCACCGGAACACCTTGCTTAATGAGTGCTTTTAGGTCTTTTCCCTTAGCAGTTTCAAGAATTTCAGCATCTAAAAAAACCTCTCCATTATCCATGAAAAGGTTTTTACCCTTAATAACACTGTTTTCAAGCTTGGTGTCAAATACGACCTTACCGCTTGCCGCTTTTATCGCTTTGGGATGAGGCGTTTCGCCTATCATCTTGCCAGGATCAACATAAGTTGCCTTGGATCGTTCCACCGCATCTGTCATTACCGCATCAGGGTATAGACGATTATTGTCGTTGACTACATTAACCTGCGTGGCCTTAAACCTTGCTACCATTGGCCCTTTCTGCCCCTCGGCAGCATCTGTTAGTACCCGCACCTGTGCCACGATGGTATCCGACATTTCTTGTTTGTTCCAACTGCTGGTATCAACACCTTGTTTCTTAGCAGTCGCTAGAATTTTTCGCCGTGCTGTGGCCCTTTCAGTAGTTGATAGCCCCTTAGTTTTATCTACCATGTCCCACGCCAGTTTTGTATGTGTGGCATCGTTAACTGGTAAAGCGCGTTTCCCTGGGACGGCAAACTCACTGTCTTTCAGTTTATCGCGCTCAGCTTCCTTTAAATCAGCCAAATTTCACAACTCCTTCCATATCATTTTTGCATATTTATAATAGAGTTCGCACCACAACCACCTCCCTAATCTGCTGCCACAATGGTGCAACGGCAACGCGGGTGAGCTGGAAAATTGTTTTCAGCCCACGCAAGCGAATATGTCTCACCATTACGGCCCCGGCAAACTGGGCATGTCCTGCGATCCATTACCGACATCCACGCAACCCGTGTTTTGCCAATCTCCTGATACGTTGATAACAATCCCCGACTATAGCCCCAAGCTAACTCAGTTCGCGCGATCATTTCAGCGCGACCTCTGGGTACATCGCAGTCCATAACCTTTTCAATACGAGCCTCCCAATCCGGCCATTTATCACCGCTGGTGTAGGCCTCATTCAAGGTTTCCCGTAGAGCCTTCAATGTCGTTTCGTCCACATTTTTTATGCGATTGCCGGCTTGTTCCTGAAAGTAATACGCTAACTCTGGATTAACAAAGCCAGACTCCATGTTAATATCATCAGTTATTACTTTGCTTTGCTTCAGTGCGTTTTCACGGGCGTAGTTAGTAATGCCACGGTAAAAAGCAAGATAGCCCTCAATGCGGCTATCTCGTTCTGTTGCTATTGCATTTTTAAAGGCCTCTAACACATCATCAACGATCTTTTGTTTATGCTCAGCATCAGTAAAGTGATTGTATTTTTCACCAATCTTTTCTAAATCCGGTTGCATGGCCTCCATTACGGCCCCGAACTGTTGCCGTATTTCATCAACCATTTGTTTTTCCAATTCGCCGATTTCCGGCCCATGCAGTGGAAACTTTGTTTTCTTCGCGGCTTTCACAGCATCATTAAGGGCTTTAACGACGGCAGCGTGGCTCATTGGTTTAGTTTGTGGATTTTCAGGGTTCAATTCTCCTTTAAGTGTGGTTTGGTCTTGACGATCCACTTCAAGTTCAGCTTCGATTTCTTCTAATTCCGCATCAATAGACTCAGCATTTTCAAGATTAATGTCCTTAGCAATAAGCTGCAGTGCGAGTTTCTGAGAAATAAGCGGTTTCGGCTGCGCGGCTCTCAATTTAATAGCCCGGTCAACCCGTTCATTTGCAGTCTCGTTATCGTCAGCATACCAGCCAAGATTATAATCTACTAACGTTGGGTCAAGGCCCTGTAATGATAGGCCAAAGTCGAATATAAACCGCAAACCAGAGTACGAAGAAGAATCGCCATACTCCAACAAGTCCCTTAATTCCTGGGTATCTTCTTGAAATTGCTTTTTCTGATCTTCTACAATATCACGATTAACGTTGCGACCAAAACCCATAATATGAAGCGGTACACCAGTGCCAATCATATAAACTTCCTGCAAGTGCTCAATGTCTTTTATTTCATCAAGATGTGAGTCACCATCCAACGTTTTAATGTCGCCAAGGCTGTTCATATAATAATCAGTGCATACTTGATTCTTACGAGGGTCCATTTGGTTTTTAGCCCGGTAGTTTTCAACCTGTGCCCAATCAGCCGGATTATCTTTACTGCCAATAATATGTACTCTCCGTTGTGGGGCTCTGGTCCGGCGTCGAACAACTAAGTCCTCTTCGGTCATATTCAACTTTTTCCAATATCCACGAAGCTGCAAATACTGGCTGTTTCCGTATCGTTCTCCTTCTTCATGGTCATAGCGAATATGATTGACGGCCCACAAAGGAAACTCTTCAATAATCGCCAATGAAATAGGGTCAATCTGCCGAAAAGCCTTTTCTAAATCCGTGAAATTGCCGTCCATGCCCTCATTGCGCTGCATTGAAATTGCGGGAAGGCGTTTAATGTTTTTAATCCGTCTTGTTGCAATATCAATAACTGGATTAAGGAATAAATCGCCGTCTTTTAATAAAATTCGAGCCCAACTAGCTAATTTACCATTAATCTGGCAATCGTGCATGATTTGATTAACAATATCCTGTGCTTGTTGCGCCAGTTTTTCATTTACACTAGATGTTACTGTAACCGTCATCCCTTTACGTACGGCAGTAGCGGCAAACACACGATTAGCTCGTTTTATGCGTGGGTCTTGTGCCATTATCATTTCAATGTCCCGCAGTATTGAACGCCGATCAAATTCTTGCTTGAATATATCATATTCCCAAATCGTTGGAGAGGTCTTAGTAACAAGTGCAGTATCCGTAGTTGTTGCCTGATTTCCTTGGTCTGGTAATAGCCTCATAAAAACATTGCCAATAGCTCCGACAACCCGCTGAAGAATATTCGGTTTAGGCTCAGTCGTTAAAATATAACTATTATCACCGGGGTAAGCACTCTTACCTGTGACATGTATTTTTTGCGGTTCTTGCATCGCTTCACCTCATTACCGTTCCACCATTCGATGATCCGGCCTACAGTCCATATCAACAACCAGTCGGAAGCCCTTCTCTTTGGACTGTTTGCACCACGCAAGGTCTTCGCCTTGTGCATCTGCCCCATACCTTACGCCAGCCTCTAATACCGTTCTGGGTATCAAATACACGGCGCCGGTTACATCTACATCCATCGTGCCAGTCAAAGAATATTCCGGCGGGTGCATTATTACACCGTTCCGTTTTACCATAAAATTACCCGGCACATGTCCATCAAGAGGCTTATCCGGAATATTTGATATGGCAGCAGCAACTATAGTTTTGTCATCTGAAAGTGGCAATAATTTTTGTAAAATGTCAGCCGGCACGATAATATCAGAGTCGACGGACAATAAATAATCCGCATCAGTTTTTAGAAACATGTCTATAAACTGATTGCGGATATTTGCTAAATGACTATATTGATTTGCGTTGTACTCTTTACGTCGATGGCCGGGAGCTTTGCCGGCGATAATCCCAAGGTCTGCACCATGCATCAGCCGGAATTTAAGTAGTATCCCCGGCGTTGCATCGATGCTGTTGTTCTCGAGAAATATGAACCGTTTATCCGGATAATCTATCTTTAGTAGCGCCGCCAAATACTCCGGCAATATCCAGGCCCTATTTCGCACCGGCGCGCCAATTGCTATCAGTGGGGTCATGATCTATACCTCCTTGACTCTGCATAGCCTCGCCGATTCTTAAACAACCCATCATAATGCCATTTATCTTCATTCTCAAACAGCGTATCCCAGTCAGCTTCAACGTTACGCCATTTATGATTAAAATGATCCCAGCTATCATTCGCGCTCTTATCCTGTGCCTCCGTATCTAGGAGCTTAAACGTAACGTGATTATAATGATAAACCAGTACGTCCTCTGCAACATAAAGCCGGTAACCCTTTAGTCTCAATTCAAGTGATAGGTCAGCATCATCCGCACCCATTCGGCACCCTTCGTCAAGGCCCAATTCCTGGAATATATCTGCCCGAATCAGCATACACGCCCCAGAAAGACTTTTAGCCTCGGTAAAGTCGCCGCTATACTTGGTATTCAGTTTATTGGTAAAATCAATAAACGTCTGTACGTTATGCGGGTTGCCGTCCCAAGGCGCTTCCCCGTATATCGCCGCGTAGTCTTGTTTGCTGCCAATCGCGCAACCCATCGGGCCGACTGCCGCCGCATTGGGTAGTGTTTCAATATGCTTGATAAGCGTGCTCAACCAGTGAGGCGGTACCAATAAATCATTATTGAGCAGGAATACATACTCGCCCTTTGCCACGGCCAAACCTTTATTGACGGCTTTGGAAAACCCTTCGTTTTCGCCATTCTCAATTACGATAGCGCCAATAGTTTTCAGCCATTCGGGGGTGCCGTCGGTTGAAGCATTATCAACGATAATAAGTTCGTAAGGTGCATCGGTGTATTTTTGAACAAATTCGATGCATTCTTTCGTGTATCTGAGGTTATTCCACGTTACTACTATGATACTGGTCAATCGATCCACCTCTTTAGTACTGGATTAGGGTCCAGCATCGAATCATAATGCGACCGTGGACATAGCTCGCTATTCGGGTCCCGCGCTATGTACCATTCATATTTCTGCCGGGTACGTTTCGGTCCGTCTGCATAACCAAGATGTTTAACTCGGTAAGCTGTATTGGTCCCACGCATAGCAAACACATTTTGCGGCAAGCTCCCGCAGTGCAACCGGCTTTGCCTCCATTCATACTTATAGTCATGCAAAAACTTGAACATCCGTGGACCGGCCACTGGCTTCCAAAGCTTGTCCACCCGGTAATGCGTTAACGAGTGCCAGAAATGATGGAACACGATGCCAAACCAATAGTTACCGCCGGGATTATCAATTAGTGTCTGAACCTCTTTAATAAAGCGATTCTCCATGATTTCGTCGGCATCCAGGCAGATAATCCAATCCGGATTAGTCTCGCGGGTCATTTCAAACAGCCGAATCCGCGGGGCACTCTCATTAGTCGCGAAATCAGTCTCTTTCACTCGTTCCAACCGTACAACCTTCGGATAAGAGGCACATATACTAAAGGTCTGATCCGTCGAGTTATCGTCCAGAATGACTATTTCATCGACATACTGTGAAGCTGAGTCCAGCATATCTCTAAGATAGCGGTCAGCTTCATTTTTAACCATTAGCATCAAAGTTAACTTAGCCATAACGTCGTGCATCTCCCATCATCCGGGCAAATTTTGTATTGAATATCGCTTGCCCTGTCTTAAACCATTGGGTTAATTGGACATTATCCTTTGAGCTGCCTTGGTGATAATGCAATACCGTGGTAGCTGGCGTATACATTACCTTAAAGCCCTTACTCCGGGCATTGTAGCAATAGTCCGTTTCCTCAAAGTAAAACGGGTAACGTTCATCCATCAGCCCAAGCTGTGGAATGTTCCCGCGCTTAATCATCATGCAAGCGCCGCACACGCTCACGCACTCCATTTTGAGGTTGTATTTATCCGAGCGGTTCGGCTCCATCCAACCGCGAATAACCGGTTTGGCGTTGGTGCCAATAACCCCGCAACCGGTTATTTTGTTTTGTGAATTAATCAACTTCGGGCCAACCACGGCAACGGATTTATCACGCTCAAAGACTTGAATCATGGCATCCAACCAATGTGAATCCACTATCTTTGTATCACTGTTGAGGAACAAAATATAAGGGCCATTACCGGCTCTTGCACCTTGATTGCAAGCCTTGGCATAGCCATCATTGGTGACATTTTTAATTATAGTAACCTGTGGAAATTTCACCTTAATCACAGCTACCGAATCATCTACAGAGGCATTGTCTACGACTATAATTTGTTCTTTTTGGTGTGAATGGCGGATAATCGAATCAATGCAATCCACGGTTAACTGCCGGGTGTTGTAACTCGGGATTACAATATCAACCACTGTCATGCTGTATGCCGTCCCATCTTAGGCGGATGCTCTCTCGTGTCAATATGTGTTCCCGGTACATATGTCAAAGCCTCGGCCACCGCATAACTTCCGTCAGGGTTGCGCTGTTGAGTCGATACCTGCACGATACAGCCACCCGGTACATTACAAACCTTAGTCGATTTAAGCCAACCCTCGGTATCGCTTGACGCTTTACATAACAGTGTGAAGGTATCCGGGTTGCCAAACGTCTTTACATCCGATACCTTTTTTCTCAAGTCAGTCAAGTTAGTTACATCCAGTGTCTTTTTTTCTTGTTCATCAGGGATAATCTCGTCAACCGACTCTGGCTTGGGAGTTTCGCAATCAGTATCAGCAATAACTCCAACCTCCTCCGTCACGGATGCTACTGAATGATTTATCTTTCTTGCCACATTAATCCACCTCTAATTCAATATTCCATCGTAACAGGCCGATAAAATGTCCTCATATGTTGTCTTTTCTATTTCAAATATCGGCTCTGCCACTGGATTCTGGCTTATTGCCCAATTAGCTAACGCCAGCGCCCAGAATTTATCGCCGTGGTGCTTCTCATTTCGCTCTACCGCGTATCGAAAGGCCCCCGTACTGGTTACATCCCTCTTAATGGCTACAATCTGCGAAATCAAATCACGATCGTTAGGAATCAATATCCCCCCGCGACCGCGTTCAAACTCTTTATGCAGCGCAATTGCCATTGCCTCTTTCGAGGCATTAGTGAACGATACCGGCTCGACCTGACCGCTGTATTTCTTTTTCAGCCGTTCCGCCAGGTCCATTCCCAGCCCAGTTTCATCAATGCATAGCCGCGTGGGCTTGGCCATCTCAAGAAAACGTCCCACCTCTTTCTCCTGCAAATCAAAATCAGACTGTTTATACGTTGCCATATATCTTAAAATTTTTCCAACCTCAGTACCATCCAGACTAACCAGTTCTGAAGCATCCTTCCGTCGTCCAACATCATAACCGCCGCCAAGATTGCCCGTCGTCTTGTTCAATAGTTCTTGGAAGCTTCGGGCCATCAGCCTAGCTTGCTCGCCATTCTCATCGTCCATAACACATTTATAGACCATTTCAAGCGGGAAGTAAGATGTGCTGTCATCGATGAATGCACATTCAAATTCTTGCTGAAATGATTCTAAATCCATGGCGTTAAACAATTCTAAAAGCTGTTCTGTACCGAATTCATCAACGCGCTGAAGCGTGTGCATATCCGGAGCAACTTGCCGGGCTCTACCCACATCCTTACACAATAAAGAAAAGTCCCACCAGTAAATGGTGCGACGCTTATAGTTTTTATATTTTTTTATACCGTCCCATATTTCGTAAAACTTACCCGTTTTACCAAGCGGCGTAGAAATAATAGTTAGCGACCCATGCTTAACGCGTGTAAAAATCGGAACAGCGGATGTATAAACCATCGCATCAAAGCTACCAAAAAAAGCAAACTCATCTAAGATAACATCCAGAACACCATTAGAACCTTTACCACGAATCGGGCCTTTGCCTTGCGCAATTATACGAGTACCAGTACTGCTTCGCCCCGACTTATCAACGAATTCTAAAGACGTTGTATTATCCGTAAGTTTCTTTTTCTTATAGGCATCTGGAAGACTATCATATATCTGTTTTGCATAACGTATCTTCTCTTTAGAATCATCGACCTTATAAGATGCAATAATACAGGTATAATCATCCAGGTTTTGCGATCGTGCCAACGCCCTGGCTGCCGATACAAAAGAAAACCCTAGTTGACGACCTTTTAACCATATCTGAAAACGGTCAAGCGATTCGAGAAAATCCCTTTGATAATCATCAAATATTATTTGTGGTTCAGACAACATCTCAATATAACCTGATTCAGTGGCCATCACATCTTCAAGTGTTTTGGTTGTAATCTCCTTTTGCGTAATGATCGTAGGACCACTCATTTTTCATTACCATACCTAGCGGCAAATCTTGCATGAACTTCATCAGCCGATATACCAATATTAACTTGTACCTGAGGGCCACCGTCTTTCTGGGACTTCGGCGTCATCAGAAACTCCGAAAGGCTAATTCCTAGTGTCTTACATATGTTGGCCGCTTGTTGAAGTGCTGGATGGGCCATTTTCTCAACATACGTGCCAAAGCTGTTTTCCTTTGTGGTTTCTACGACGGCGCCATCAATAATAGCCTGCTCAATTAACCGATATATCTGCACTGCCAAGGCACCGGCAACAGCCCCAGCGTCATCTTTGATTTTATCAATCTCACCTTTGCGAAAAGCTACTTGCCACCTTTTGATCTGCCTAAGTTCCGGCTTGCATAAGTCACGATCCTTAACGCGCCCTTTCACAAAGTCCCTGCAGGTTGTTCGCTTAGGGCAATTCGCATCACAGGGTCTAACAGGTATTTCAGAAGTGAGATAAGTTTTACGGCGATTGACCGATAAATCCTTATTTACTTTTTGGATTTCTTGCTGTTGCTCTGAAATTATTGCATCATGTTCTTGCTCGGATGCTACAGTTAACAACGTTCCATCATCTTCTGGTAATGCCGGCTCCATTGATTTTATTTCCGCAAGAAATTCTTCGTCAAATTCGCCTGTAATGTCCAATGGTATCACCTGCCTATAAAAAAGAAAAGCACCTGAGGTGCTTTTCTAATGGTCATACTTTTCAATGATTTTATTTATTTTACTAGAATGTACATGATTAATTTTGACCAAGGTTGCTACATCAATGTCCCCGTTTTCGCTAATTAAATCCAACTGAGTATACCAATTTACTACTGTTTCAAATTCGTCATTATCTAGTTTAGATGAACCTAATTCTCGAGGCCATTCAGTATCATATAAAGAAAAATTAATTGTTGTTAATTTAAAATCTGGTTTGTCGCGCTGAATTTTCTCCCACATTTCACTTGCTATCTGTGCTGTTTTCATAGTGTATTTTAATTGATTAATAAGTTGCTTCGTCGCATTTTGTTCATTCCAGCTTCTCATTAGTTTAAAATTATCTTTTACGCCTACTTTATTTCCAATATAACTTAAAAACCCGCCCGAAATAGATCCAATTAGCGCTCCTATCATTGACAAAATGGCAGTAAAGATTAAAATCTGGTTTTCTGGTTTAATAATTAAATACCAATATGCCGTAAAATACCAGTGAACCACAAAACTAAAGACTACAACAATTAGTAAGATAACTCCACAAATAAACTTTGTCATATAAGCTCCCCCTGAACAACAACTATAATTTATGAAAAGCTCAACTTCTCCACCGCCGCCTGTAATTCTTGTTCTCCCGGCTGCGTATATATCATCGTGGTTTCCAACTTAGAATGTCCGGCCAGCTTTGACACCATCTCTATCGATACGCCCTTACTAACCAAGTCATGGCAGTATGTGTGCCGTAACATATGGGGGGTTAATTTATCGATATTGGCTTTCCTGCCCATGTTTTCGACGAGCTGGTATAATCCGATATACGTTAATTGATCGCCCCGCTGGCTGTCAAATAGCCATTTTGCCGTTACCCGTTCCAGCAGGTATTCCCCAAGGCACTCACGCAGTTCCTTAGGGATAGGTATAACACGCCATTTGTTACCCTTGCCAGCCCTAACGGTTATAGTCCCTTTTCGCTCACTTATAACCACATCGTCAGGGGTTAACGCGGTCAACTCGCTGGCTCTGATTCCTGCAAGCAACATCGTTAATATAATCGCCGTGTTCCGTTTATCCTTTTCCTTACAGGCCGTCCGAATAAGCCTGTACTTTTCATTTTTGTCCAGCCACTTTGGCATTGCCTGCACCTGATCAACTTTTTTTACCTTCGCCAACGGATTATGATCTAACCGCCCTTCTTCGACCAGCCACCGGCAATAAGCTTCAATGCTCCTTAACGCCGTATTAATAGTAGCCGGCTTTTTATTCTGCTCTTGCAGGTAGGTACGATACTCGACAGCATCAATTGCAGTGACTTCTTCTGACTTAACTTCTTTCCCATTAGCTTCACTCAACCATGAAAAGAACTTATTCAGTTGCATTTTATAGGTTTTAATCGTGTCTGAGCTACGCCCTTGACTATGCAATACGGCTATATAATCATCAAACACAGGGCAATCCTCCAATTATCTTTTGAGTTTTTTCGTAGATAACAATGCCAACCAAGGCATATATTAGTACATTTATTATACCATACTCAAAAGATAATTGTTATTATATTTTAACTGTCGAAATACCCCTAAGCCATGCCATTACTAGGTTTGTCGGCTCTTTGTGTTGGTTAAACTCCCATTCTTTCTAACCATCGGCCCAACGTCAGATTTCATGCCGCCGCGTGAAGATATGTAGTCAAGGCACACGCCGCGGTTATTGTGATCAATTCGATTAGCTGTGCACACGTCATGTCCACGATTTAGGCAATCTTTGCGATCACAGGTTACAATGGGCACGATAATCACATCCTTTTAGGGTAATAGAAAAGCGTCCCGGAGGACGCTAACTATTTTTATAAATGCTTAATCAACTTTTTAAAGTTTTTCATATTTGAACTTGTTTTTAATTCTGGTTCTCCTAAACAAAGAATTGGCTTATTGTTGAAAATTAAATCTGCTGATATATATTCAGCATCTTCGTCCTTAAATACGTCATCAGTAGGTACTTCAATTTGTTTTATAACATCAGTTATTGCTGACAATTTATGTTTTTCTATGTATACATGCCTCAAAGAAAATTTAACTTTGATAAATTCTTTAGATGTTAAGAAAAGTGCAACACATTCGTTGCTTAACCTATCGTGCTCATCCAACTTAAGACTTTGTATATAAAAATCGTACTGTTCTTCACCAAATTCATGGACTACTATAGTCAGTCTCTCAGCCACCCATTGCGGTACATCATTAAAAGTTAATATTTCGTCAAGAATCATTATTCCAACTCCCCTTTTACCATTTTATACATTATTCGGCAAAAAAGGTTAATTTTCCTGCAAAATAAATATAACCGCCCTCGCAATGAGAACGGTTATCTGCGTATAAAGTAAGTGATCCATTTTTAATTTTAAAGTATTTTGTCAAACATGTCAATATATTGTGTTGATATTTTTATCGTACACAACATATTGTTATGTTTCAATGTATAACTTCTCATTTACCTTTGCCAGTGAGTCTTTTTTGCTTTTCTCTTTCTTAACCCTGTTTTTACTTCCCCCACCGAGCATCGGCGGTCCAGCCGGTGGAACTTCTTTTGGTTTATGAGCTATAGCCCGATCCTTCATTAAACTTGTTATCTCATCAACTTCCTGAACCTTATCTGGGGGCCATGCTTCATATCCACATACGGGGCATTTATGATAATCGAACTTTTCGTCGTATTTCATTACTACTCGACACTCTTGGCAAAACCAAGGTTTTCTATTCAAGTAAACCACCTCTCACTCTTATTTCCTCTATCCGCGCCTTTACGGCATCAATTAGAGCATTTTGCCCTGCCGCTTTATTTCTAAGCGCTTTATATACTTCCTCATCAATCGTTCCTTCAGCAATCAAGTGATTTACGACAACACCTTTTACTTGTCCTTGCCTATCCAATCTAGCGTTAGCTTGTTCATATAACTCTAAAGACCATGTAAGTCCAAACCAAACTATGATATTTCCCCCTGCTTGAAGGTTTAGCCCATGGCCAGCACTGGCAGGATGAGCTAGAAGTAAATGTATTTTACCAGCATTCCAGTTCTCAATATCCCCTGTTGTTTCAAGTGTTCTAGCTTCTGGAAATTTTGCTTTAATTCTAGCAAAGTCATGCTTGTACCAGTAAAACACCAAGACCGGATTGCCATTAGCCGCTTCGATGATATCTTCCAGTGCATCAATTTTACCATCATGAATTAATTTTATTTCGCCGTTTTCATCATAAACAGCCCCGTTAGCCATTTGAAGAAGTTTATTAGATAATACGCCGGCAGAGCTGGCAACAATATCACCTGATTCGAAGGGAAGTAATAAATCTTTTTCCAACTGCTTATACAGTTTTCGGCATTCATCGGATAACGGGACTTTTATCATGTTGTCTATTCGTTCCGGTAAGTCCAAATAATCTTTGGTTTTCATGCTCACACAGATATCATTGATTTTTGAATATATAGCATCCGCTGCTCCATCTTTCATCCCCCAACTGTAAACTATATGACCATTCTGCTTATCAGGTTTAAAGTATCGTTCTCTAAAACTGGTAATCGTTTTACCCAATCGCTGCCCACGATCCAATAAATATATTTGCGGCCAAAGGTCAATCAAGTTATTAGGAGCTGGCGTACCTGTTAGTAATACAATACGCTTTATCAATGGCCGGACTTTCTTTAGGTCTTTAAATCGTTTCGCCTGGTGTGACTTAAAGCTACTGCTTTCATCGATCACGACCATATCAAAAGGCCATTTATCTCTATAAAGGTCAACCAGCCAAGATACATTTTCACGATTGATTACGTAGATATCCGAATTCGAATGTAGAACGGTTTTTCTATGGTCGGCAGTACCAAGTACTAGGCCGACCTTTAAAAATGCCGTATGCGCCCATTTCAAGGCTTCAGCAGCCCATGTAAAGTTGGCTACTCTCAAAGGAGCTATTATCAAAACTTTATTGACTGAGAAGTAATCGTATTTTAGATCGACTATCGCGGTTAATGTGCTTATCGACTTCCCCATACCTAACCCTAAAAATAAGGCAACAGCTTCTTGTTCAATAATTCGTTTGGTTGCGTATGCCTGGTAACTGTGTAAATCTGATCTATTTAACATCTACAATCGACTCAACTAATCTAGTTATTTCGCTTAGAGTATCTACTACCCATACTTCAAAGCCTAACTTCTCAATTTCCTTCTTCCGTTTTTTCTGTAAAGGCTTTAATATTCCCCCGGGTCGTTTCATCTCAACAAAAACAGCTTTACCGTTGGGTATTAGTACCAGCCTATCTGGCACACCGCCCATATTCGGTGATATGAATTTATAAAATTTGCACCCTAGTTTTTCTATCTCTTTTTTTAGCCGGGACTCTAATTCTTTTTCTAGCATTTTACCTCCCAAATTTTAGGTGGAACGATTGGAACGACGGGACTGTATTTTCTATAAACTTATATATATTAATTTAGGTGTACCTAATTAATAGCCATTATCCATTATATACCCTATTCTATATTAACTCTTTTATATAAAATATATCGTTCCATCGTTCCATATAGGCTATAAACCAATATACTATAAGGGTTTATAGGTGGAACACTTAAAGGAACAATTGGTGGAACGACCATTTAGCGTTCCGCGTCGTCAAACTTGCGTTCGTGTCAGGTAAATTATCGTTCCACGCCTTATTGTTCCTTTTATTTAAACCTTTTTATATGCTTTCTGTCGTCCATAAATTTTTGAACTTTTCTTAGATCCTGGGTCGTACCTCCACCCTTTAATTCGATTCATAATACTTCTAATTTCTTTGGAATTCTTTAATTCTAAATTAGTAGGGTTGTTACCAAAACACTCTGCCCATATTTCCATATTGCATACGCTCTCACGTTTAACAGTACCTTCCAGCCTATTCCCGAAATCGCCACCTTCTAAAAACTCTCGTCTTTCAGGAAGGTTCATATTCTCCCAATTGACAGGTAACAATGTTTCCAAATATTCTTCAACCATGCCTGCCTTATCTGATTGCTCAGAGTGTGCTTCTTGTCGTTCTTCTGCCATCTCACGAACTTTCTCGTTAAGGTAAATGGTTTCTCCAGCCTTGAAAAGCTCTACGGCCTCGGCCCAAATTTGGGCGACCTCTGACTTAGTTAAATCATTAAATACATTTTTAGTAGGTTCGCACTCCAGCACAGTAATCGGCCAGAATCGCCTGCCCCCTGTATCGTCTTTAATAAAGTCTGGTTTATTTGTGGTGCCTACAATAATACATTGCCGTGGCCTGGTTATTGTTCTCTTCGCATAAGCCGCTCGATAATAATCGTCCTGTTTACTTAGAAACTGCTTGATCGACTCATCTTCAGCTTTCGTAAATGCTTTTAGTTCGCCCATTTCGATGATCCATTTGCCCTGTATTTGTTCGCAGGCTTCTTTACCCTGAACTGTTACCAGTGAGTCGCTATACCATGGGCCGCCAAGTCTATTAAAAATGGTGCTTTTGCCACAGCCTTGTTTGCCGATGAGAATTGGCATTGTGTCAAACTTACAACCTGGGGTTTTTATCCTTGCCACCGCTGCAACTAAGGTCTTTCTCGTTACCGCCCTTGTATACTCATTGTCTTCTGCGCCTAGATACGTGATGAATAAGTCATCTACTCTCTGAGTGCCGTCCCAAATCAAGCTGTCTAAGTAATCTCGTACTGGGTGAAAACTGTGATTCGTCAGGGTAGCATCTAGAGCATCATTAATTTTCCGTACCGAATCGATTTCGTATGTTTTTTCAATGTAGTACCTTAAACAAGAGTCGTCAGCATCGGTCCAACATTCGTTTTCGGATAACTTACGCCAGGGCAAGTCCTCAACCAAAATCGTTCGCTCGGTAAAAACATCTAAAGCAACTCTGTTTTTAATGTTTGGGTCATAGTTTAAAATAAGGTATATGTTATCAATCGTTGGTTCATATTTACCCTGCCGATTAATAACCAATTTAGTTAGCCAATTGTTATTATCAGCATCGTTAATTTTACCGAAATCTTCCTCTACTTCTGCTAGTCGTTCCTGTCCTAGTGTCAGCTTAATATCATCAAGCCCTGTAGCGAACTCCAACATGGCCTTATAAGACGGCAAGCGGTTAACTGGTGTTCCCTGCTCTGCATTCTCATCTTCATCGCCAAACTTGTGTATCCGTACTAAATCAAAGGCATTTACCAGTAAACTGCCCACTGGATCTGTACCGTGATGGCTATAAGCAAATTTATCCTCGTAAATTACTAAACCGCCTGCCGTTGATCCTGGAATGTAGGTGTATCGTCCCAGGGCTGCGCAGGGTGTGTAAATTTCATTCAGAAAGGTATCAATCGCTGTTTGTATATCGTAAGTCCTGCAGAACGCTCCTACTACTCCCGGCTTTTCTAGCGGGTCGCCCTGCCGGTCGGCAGCCTTCTTGCGCGACTGAATAATTGTCCTGCCAGATTCTGGCCAGTTGGCTTGGTCTTTCCAGGCTTCGTCATGTCCATAACTAGCTAATACCTCGTCAGGATCGAGCCATCTCCCATCTTGCTGTTGGAAATAAAACTCCCCATCTATACTAGTGCTTGGCCAATACATTAGCCGATGTGGTTGATATGTTGTTTCGTCGAAGAGGTCCATGCCGATGCCGCTGGCAACCCATCGGCTTATCGCTTGGTACTCATCAGGATTAACTGGCCGACTAAGCGGCACGCATAACCTTAGACGAGGCTTGTCCTTCCTGTATTTATGCGTAGAGTAAACGCAAGCGGCGAAATCATTTAACAGTGTTACAGTATCCCAGAAGTCCGGCTTTGCGAAATCGGCATCCAGCGTGACCAGTTGTCTCCATACAGCGTTTTTGCTCTGCCTACGTCCACCTTTCAGCGCCCCACCTACGAATGCCCCGACATCTTTAATCGCATCCTGCTCGGTCTTGGTCATGGCATCATACTCAGCTACCGTCTCATGAGTTCGAATGGTATGGGATAGCTTACGTAGTAGGTCTGACCATAATAGCTGCTTGTTCTTCCACTCAGTCTCTTTCCGGCTTTTACCGATCGAGATAGTTAGCTCACCGTTATACTTAACAGTTGGTTGACTCTCTGCTGCATTCATATCATCTGCTTACCCTCCTCATCTCGCTTGTTAAGTTTATTAACCCACGCCGGATAACTTCGTCTTTTACGTACCACGGTAGTTTATCGAAAAAAGTTCTTAGTTCCATGCGAGGTTTAACTTGGTGCTCCAATTCTTGCCACTTTGTAGATTTGGTTGTTTTTAAGCATTTTGTGCAAAGCCAAGATATATCCTCACCAAGCGGGCCTTTAGCAGTGGCATTTGCTATTTCATTGCATTCCGGACACTTAACCAGCTTACTCATATCTACACCGCTCCTTACATGTCTATTGAATCACGAAACCCCTTAAATGTTGGAAATCTGGGCTTGTCCTTACTGCCAGTTGGAAAGTATCTATAAGTAATTACCTGGCTTAGATATTGGTCTTTATTGCGCCAGATACTATTTCGCATTTCGTCATTAAATCCAGACCCGATATTAAATTCTACGCCAGTTTTTATATCTCGTACTTTTATATTGCCTAGTGTATCTCTGCCTTCCATTCCTGCCTTGCAGTGGCTACGTTCAATCTGCCCCAAAGCATCCCGTGTCGCCTCATTGCAATTATGCATCTGCTCCTCAAAGCCGATAATCTCAGCCTCAGAGTCTTTGAATCGCTTTAGCTTTAGCAAGTGTCCCTGCTTAACTGTACTGCGGCCGTACTTGTATGGTGCATCCGGCAACCGAAGCATTGCCCCCTCATAACCTTGCGAAAGCCATTGCTGTTCCAAGGCTTCGAGCTCCGATAAGTCGTAAATTTCTATCTGAGGTACTAAGTCGCATTCTTCACCGACTGCAAGACTTGCATCAAATATTCGGTCAGTAAATGCTGCTTTTGGATTAGAGAAATCATCAAACACGTTGAATCTTACCGCCGGTTCGCCATCTCGCGACATTACTGCGCTGGTCGTATCCCTGAACACAGTGGGACTACATGGGTTGCCTAAAATCAACTCTCCATCGAGTCCGTTCAGTTCCTCCTTACCAAATAACTTTTGCACATGGGCGTTTGGTATTGGCTTCAGATTCCGGGACATTACAGTTCCATCTATAATTACCGCTCTGATCCCGTCCAGCTTGGGACTAGCAATTCGCGGGAAGGCGAGTGCGTTTACATCGACTATCGTTTCTGCCAACATTGGTTTAAAAGTCATAGGTTGTTATTCTCCCTCTCTGTTTATTGATCGCTCCACTTCAAACCCATTAGGATAGCGCCGTTTCAACTTGTAAATATTTTCCTCGGCAATATTCTCTAGACTGATCCCATACACCCATGCTGTTGCCGCTAAGTACCACAATACATCGCCTAATTCTTCCGTTAATTTATTCAAATTAAGATCGTGTTGATGGTACTTCACCTTTTTAATATAATCGGCGACTTCCCCAGCCTCTCCGGTTAAACCGAGGACACACATAAGTTGTGTGTCCTCACCAAGCAGCGTTCTAGTCATTAGTGCTTGATATTCGTTAAGTTTCATATTGCATCTCCCTAAATATTCGAAATCGAATATTAAAAACTATAAATTTTTCTGTCTGAATCTTTCACGGTCTGACGGATAATTCCAGTCATGACCATCTTCCTGAGTGCGCCTATCGCTTAGTTCCTGCCTCTTACTATCATTAAAATTACTTACCTCACTTAGATAACCAGTAATTCTACGAATTCGGCGAATTGGTGATTTTTCATGGGTTTCGATTATTATGCCATCACCTTCAATAGTAAGGGTAATAGTGTCAATTGGCTTACTATTCTTACGCCATTCAGCTATCTCTAAGTCCACGCAATTATTGACTTCTACATCAGTCAAACTATCGTTAAAAGAAACCAGTATTCCTTTAATAACTTTTTGGTTCAAGTTTCTCACTCCCATACGATAATTCTCTTTCCAGCACATGCCCAATCGCTTTGCTTCTGGATTATTGCATTGTTTACCGTTGCACGATTCGCATATGTATGGGTTATCCATTGCACTCACCCCATATCTAGTTTAAATGGACTTACAATTATTCGCGGTTCAACATATACCGGCTTAACTGCTTTACTATTAGGGTCTTTTAACATTATCCAAGTTCCCTCTGCTGATTGTGGCGAATACAGCCCATTTGGGTCAGCTTGTGGTAGTACATGCGAATTTGATCCGCTTCGATATTCAATATGTTGTGGATTTGTGTACTGCGTAGCCGCCGGGATGCCATAGCCAATAGATTCGCCTAGCAAATGTTTATTCCCATTCATATCTACGATATATGTATAAGTGGTCAATCCATCCTGGTCCCTTAATTCATAAATCTGTTTTAATAGTTTCTTTTCTCTAAAGTTCTGTATAGAAGGCATACCTGTTTGGGCTATAGCTTCATTTTGTAATTGTTCCTGTTGCTGGCGCTCTCTTTCACTACTTGATTGATCGCACCCTGCAATTGTTAAGCCCATAATACCAATTAACACCGCTATCAATAGTTTTTTCATTACCGATCACCCCTCCGCAATTTTTCAATGAATTGCCTTTGATCTGGCTGTAATTTGCTTAGGTCATAATCGGCATATCTATGAATAATAATTGACGCTAGGGCATCTTTTTGACTATCTGTAGCTTGTACATACTGCTGCTGAAAACTAGAAATGTCCTGGGCTACTCCTTGGTTATAGGCTTTTGATTGTTCAAAAGTTTCCCTTCTTACCTGCTCTTGTGCTGGTGCAAATACTTTATATAAAAAGAAGTTGTTTCCTTGAATAACCCATGCAATACAACACACCGCAAGCAATACTGTAATAATACTTAGAAAACCATAAAATGCGTCTTTCATCCTATTCCCTCCTGTTTATTTATTTCCCTCACCGTCTGTACCAGTATCACCACCGCGCCGATCAGCGCCGCTAAGACTATCAGCTTAATCATTGCTGGCCTCCCCTACAGCCAATAGCGCGGCTTTGCATACTACTCCTGGCACCGTATCACCATAAGCATGGAAATGGTCGTAGCTTTTTGTGCATGAACCGTCTGTACAGTCAGGCTTTAACTTTGCAAAACAGCAATGCTGTGTAGGCTTTTCGAATCTCCAATCATCGAGAATATTTATGGTGTATCTAAAACCTTCTATATACATCTTCTCAACAACTTCCCACGCCGCCGCAATCTCCGTACTGTGTCGTTGTATTTTTTGTTCATCGCCATTACTGTCAATATAGCAACCGATACATTCCTTATATTTAAGCCCAAATATTTTTTCAGCCACTAAAGCATCTAGTTCTCTTCCCGGCTCCATTGCCAATATCTCATCCTTAGTCAATACTTGTCGCCTCCTCTGCCCTTTCATACGTCGCATGGAATATATCGTTTTTTACTGGGTATCTTTCGCCTTTTATCCCGGTCACTATATAGTCTGTAGAGGTAATGTAATGCCGCCCCTCGAGTGTATTTATGTATGGCCGATAATAATGGTGCTCCCTAGCGCATATTGCACATGCATGGTCTTTACCGCACGGCATCCTGGTACTTGGTGTTTCATACCATCCACAATATTCCGTATAGCCATCTTCCATACCCGGCTTGTATACCTCAGCTTCAACCACTACAGGCTTTTTACGCCACTTTGCCATTTCTCACGCCCCCTTTATCGCTATTGCCACTGCTATACCCGCGCCGATCAGCGCCAGCCAACCGGTCGGAGTGCATAGCAGGTTGTATATTATGTTAGTCAGTTTTTGTATTGCCGGTCGCCTCCTGTTCCAACGCTCGAATTAGCGTTTGAGAAATTCTACGCTGTCTATCAGCATCGCCAGTCCTCCTTGTTGCGGGGATACACATTGTGCCCACATTCTCTTGGGCGTGGTCACTTTTGGGGCTTAAATCGTCAATAGCAAGTTTTAATTCGCAATCAGGGTAATGTTTCATTGAAAATCCATCAGCATTCGCCTTGCAATACATACATTTTTTCCCAACAAGAATGTTAACTTTTTCGAAGTCTTGCAATAATTTTAAAATATCAGGCATTGCTTTCACCGTCCTTTGCCTTGGCTAGGGCTTGCTTAACAATATCCATGGCCTTACTGTTATCGGTCATCCACATTAAATCTCTTAATCTAATTCCCTTGCCTATAATTGTGTCTAAATTAATAACATCCGGCCTATCTGTCGCTAATAGATTGTGACTTGTGTTTAAATCATGTAGTGCAATTTCCAACGCCCCACGCATAGCCGCTATTGTAGCCTGTGCCTGCTGTAACTGCTTACCCTGCTCAATTATGAAATCAACTATATTGGCTCCGCACATTTTACACTTTATAAAAGCATTTTTATGAGGTTCCCAATCATGTTTACACTCAGCCATCACTTACCGCCCTCCAATCATTGTTTATAAAATGTTACCGCCTCTGCTTTACCTATAAGAACGTTCCATGCCGCTTTAATCCTATATGTAATACTCATATTTGGAATAGGTCTAGCTATAACCCATTTTCCGTCAATGTTAACTGTAATATTTTTAAAGTTATCAATTAGATTCATCACTTACCGCCCCTTTCTTTGTCCCAATCCATTCCGTGATTCATGCACCATCCGTGGCTAAAAACATCTTGTTCTAGCAAATTGCAATATTCTTCATCATTATCGTAATGCTTACAGTTTTCACATTTACATTCCCATCGTGGCATCACTTACCGCCCTCCTCACTTTTTGCACATTCCATATTCTTTACCGTTCCGCTCATCACGTACTATAACAAGCAAAGTACCCTTGTGATCTTTGGCTAAAAGCGCTATATTTGCATTTAAGCAAATTTCTTGTATCAGTGTTAGAGTCGCGCTAATTTCATCTTCCCTATCCTGTTCAGCCGTTATCTTAGCCATTGTCTACCGCCCCTTTCTTCAAAGCAGTCACTTTCATCTAAAAAAGCCGTACAATTAATTAAATTTTTATCTTTATAGCAATCTCCGACCGCATCCCATATAGTACCTGGTGTTGTTTCTTCCCAATGTTTACAGTTACCGCAACATTTAATGCTATCTGCATTTATTCCACAACAAAGCATTTCATCAGCCGTTATCTTAGCCATTATCAGCACCCCCAGGCGTACGCAGGCGGCAGAAGTCTTCCCATACACACATGCCAGGATCCGCGCATCTTGAACCGAATTTCTTATCGCATTTAAAGTATGGGTCA